CGGTGTCCGCTAGCGCGGCCTGCAGCCGAGGACCGAAAGCCGCGCTGACGGATCCGGCGACGCGCAGGAAGCCAGCCGCTACCGGACCGGCTCCAGCAGCCAGACCCTGCGTCGCCTGGTCGGTGCCCTTGAGGATGTTGGTGACGGCCTTGATGCCGAGGCTCGTCTGGAGGAAGTTGGCGATACGCGTAGTGGCCAAGCCGAAGTTGCCCGCGATGTTGGACAGGCCGGACTTCAGCGGTCCGCCCAGTGCCTTCGCGACGCCGCTGATCTGTCCTTCCAGCGGCGCGAAGAACGCGTCCTGCACCGTGGACTTCAGGCCGTCGAACGCAGGCTTCAAAGCCCGCACCTCGCGGGCAGCCGCCTGCGCGGCGGGGGACAGCTTCTTCAGCGACTCCTCGAACTTCTCCGCATCGTCACCCAGCGCCGCACCGAACGCATCCGACACACCAGACAGGGCCAGCTTCAGCGCGCCCATCGCGGCAGCACCACCGGCGATGACTGCAGGCAGCGCGGCAATAGCACCGGCCGCCGGGGCGAGAGCCGCGCTCAAAGCGAAGACGCTCTGGGCCGCGGATGCCGACGCGATGCCTAGCGCGCCAATACCCAGCGCGCCACCGGCCGCACGGCCGATGCCTCCGAGGACGCGGCCCAGGCCACCCACGGCGGACGTGACCCGCGACATGGCGCCCCGGTCCACGTCCACGTTGACGTTCACGGTCGGCGTGTTGTGTGCCCGGATGGCGGCGTCGAAGCCGTCCAGGTTGGGAAGTACCCGGACTTGCACTTCCAGGCCTGCCAGGGCCGCGGTGATGGCTGCCTCGAACCGTGCCCGGTCCACGTCCGGAGTGACGGTGAGCGGGGTCGAGCCGATGTTGTTGAGCCGGTTCAGGGACGCTTCGAAGCGGCTCAGGTCTGCCTCGACGCGGACGCGGGCGGGGCTGATGCGGTCGAGGGCCCGCTGGATGTTGCGCTGCATCCTGAGCCCCGCGTCGCGGGACGCCCGGTTGAGGATGCCTTCGATGCGGTCGCCGAGTCGCTGCGCGGAGGCCTCGGCGGTGCTGTCGTCGAGGTCGATCCGGATGGATCCGGTTCCCAGCTCCTCGTCGGCCACGGCGGCAACCCCTTGTCTCGGGTTGCCCGGCCTAACGCCAGTCGGCTAGGCCAGTCTATGAGCTCGTACGGCTTCGCAGGGTGTACGGGCTGCGCCGATACACTGGCCGCAGCCGCTGGCGTTAGGCCGGGTCCCCAACAATCGAGGGGACATCTGTGGCCACGAAGAGTTTCGCGATCAACACCGAGCCGCACCGTGCGGAGGTCGGCGAGCACGTGCTGCTCTTCCAGCCGGAGGTTGTGGGTGCCGAGTTCGCTCAGGCGTACAGCGGCCTCCGCGACGCTCAGAAGCGCGTCAAGGACGTCGGCGACGACGTCGGCGCGGCAGATCTTCTCGCCGTCAACGAAGCGATGCGTTCCTTCCTGTCCGGGCTGATGCTGCCCGAGTCGGTGAAGGTGTTCGAGGAGATGCGGCTCCCCGACCGGGTCCTGGTGCAGCTCCTGGAGTGGGTGGCCAGCCTGTACGGGGGAGGCGTCGAGGAGCGCCCTACTGGGCAGTCTTCCGGATCCTGACCCTCCTGGAAGACCACTGGGACCACTGGCTTGGTCAACTCGCGTTGAGCGGGACGGATCCGCGCCGGTGGGACCTGCACCAGTTGCTAGCCGCGTTCGAAGTCACCCTGCAGCAGGGCGCGAAGGATGAGGCGGACTGGCGGCGCACCCGGGCCAAGTTGTACGCCGCGCCCCGCGAGGAACGCGGAGCCCCGCGTCGGGAGCCCCAGGCTGCGCGGGCGGTAGCTCCACGCCGCGGTGGGATGACCGTTGAGGCTGCGCAGGCGTTGATCGGCTCCGCGGACGCCGAAGACGCCCTGTTCGGCTAACCCGCGTCGCGGAGGGCCTTGGTGAGGAACGGGTCCCCGCGGTAACCGGGGTGGTCCACCTGGCGTGCGTAGACGATGCGGCCGTTCACCTCGAAGCGCAACCAGCCGTTGCGTTTTGGCCGCTTGGGGATGAAGTGTCTTCTACTGCCGTTGTGGACCAGGATCGTGTGCGGGTTGGTGCTGATCACCTTCACCGACTTGCCCGTCACGGGCCCGACCACGATGCCCTGCGGGATCGAGCCGTGCCCCGCCGCATACCGGCGCCCCAGCGCCGCGACCCGCTCCGCCTTCCGCAGCAGCAGACGCTCCCCCGGGCCGCCCACCGCGGACAGCATCCGCTGCAGCCGGGACTGATCGATCCGCACCGACGCCGACATCACGGCGCCTCGGGCGGGCAGACGACGCAATCAGCCAACATCAGGGTGACGGACTGCGTGAACCCCACACAGCCGCCCTGCGGACCGACAGAGACAGCGGGCCCGATCACAAACTCACGACCGCGCCTCGTCGGCGTATCGGGCCCGGTGCCGGCGTAGCAGCACAGGATGCCGCGGTGCACCGCGAACATGTCCGCGTTGACCTGAGCCGCCGCCGCCGCGAGGTCCTCGCAGGACGGCGGGCAGCCATCCTTCGTCGAGCCCGGCGCGCACCGGAACATGGTCACCTGAAGCACGAGAGCCATCACCTGAGGCGACAGACAGCCCCGCGCGTCATGCACCGAGACAGACCTGCGGTCGGACGCCGACGACTCACGGGGGAACTGCTTACGGTCCGACTCGTACACACGTGCCACGTTGACCGTGAGCTGCCCCGGCCACTGCCCCGGGCCCGGCGTGGTGCAGTCGTCACCGCATGCGTCCGCAACAGGCTGGCCCGGGACGATGCAGGCCCGGCACGGGCAGCCGTGCAGCCCCGTCACCTCGTCCGGCAGCTGGTCCAGTGACGTGCAGACGCAGGACAGCAGGTCCTGGGCGGCCGTGGTGTAGGTGCTGGGGGTGATGGCCATTAGGACCACACCCGCCCGTACTTCGGGGCATCCGGTGACAGCACTCTGAGCGGCGAGGCGAGCTTGTACGGGTTGAGGGCACGGATGAAGTGGTCGACGATCTCGATGCCGGTGCGGCCGTCGTCGAAGATCTGCTGCGGGTCCGCGAACTCCAAGTCCACGCCCTGCCGGGACAGTCGCTGCAGGTTCTGCTGTGTGCCGACCCCGCAGCCGCAGCCGTCGCCGCAGCCGCGGATGAAGTGTGCGGCGAGCGCGGACACGGCCGCGATCCCGATCGTGGGCACCTGCAGCCCGGTGCGGTACGTCACCGTGAACGTATCCGGGCTACCCGGGGGCGCCGTCAGATCCTGGCACGACGGCCAGCACGCCCCCGCCTCACCATCCGGAACGGGCGCCGGGTTGATGCGGGTCAGCTTGTCCCCGTCGTACACGTGGTAGTTCGCCGCGGGCAGCACGGCGCCGTCAACGTCGACGGAGACAATGTCGTACACCGGGCCGCGCAGGCGGATCTCGCACAGCTCGGGCCCGCAGTGACAGTCCGTTTGGCAGCCGCACAGCCACGCGTTGTACATGTTCCCGTCCCGGCCCACATACGGGATGAATGGCGAACCGCTGTAGCCGGCAGGCCAGAAGCCGAGCGGCCACACACTGTCGCCGCAGCCGCGCCGGCACGGCCTCACCACGATCGGACAGGAGGGCCCAATCCGCCGGCCCGTCATCGCCCACAGGTATTGGGATGCGACGGACACCCAGAAGTCCCGGACCACCTGCGTGGTGCCCGCGGGGATGTCGTTGCAGACGTCGTTGACCGGCCACGGATCGCAGGCGGCTACGGGGGTGGCCATGGCGGTCTCCTCGGGCTAGCGCAAGGGGGCGGATGCGGTGCTGCGGGTACCGGCGGGGGGATGGACGGCCGCGGCACCGCACCCGGAACGGGAGCTTGCCAGGGGCTCAGGCGGGCACGGCGACGTAGGTGCAGGAGGGCGCAGGCGGAGCCACGGTGGTGAGCTGCATCCGCCGGTGGCAGGACGGCCCCAGCGGCGTGAGCATCGGGCCCGCGACGCCCGGGGCCGCCCCGTTGAGGACGACGTTGTACGGGCCGACATCCCACTGACCGCCCGCCCGCGTCGAGCCGTTGACCACCACGTCGAGGGTGCCGTCGGCGAATTCGAGGTCGCCGAGGCGTGCGTTCGTGATCCACGGGAGGATGACGTACAGGTACTGCTGGGCTCCAGTGGTGGTGCAGTTCTGGCCCATGAGCGTGGCCCAGAATTCGAGGGCGAAGCCTTCGTTGCAGTCGATGGCGCAGTCGTCGATTCCGGCGACGGCGGCGAGGTTGTCCATGACGACGGGGTTGCCGGTCATGACTTCGAGCATCTCGGGGCTGATCTGGTTCAAATGCAGCTCAGCATCGTACCCAAGCAGCGATGAGCACCCACGCTTGATGGCACAGACGTTGCCGTTGGGTGCCCTGTACACCTTGTCGTCGAGGTCGTCGGTGACCGTCGACATGGTGATCGATGCCCAGCAGTCGGACACGAAAGCGTTCTGGCCGGTGACCGGAGCGCCGCACTGGTCAACGCGGGTGACCCGCGAGGTCGTGAGTGCGTCGATGAACAAACAGCTCATTGGGCAGAGACCCTTCGTTGCGGGGATCTGCCCGGCCTAGCACCAGCGGCGTCTATAGCAGACATGATAGTGGGCCGCCACGTCGCCAGGTAGCGGCCCGTGGTGCGGCTGGTTGAAGCGGTCGACGATTGTGTGCCGATCTTATCGCAAGCTGGCTTGCAGCACAGCTGAGTTACTTGCTTGTGGGCAAGTCGTCTTGCTAATGTTCGCGGCGTCGAGAGGAGGACCAATGCACGACGATGAAGTAGACGAAGCCCTCGCCCGAGCCGTTCAACTTGGCGCTGAGGCGAGGGAGAAGCTTGATGCCCGGGACAAGCTGATCCGCGAGATCCTCGACACCCGCAAGCGCGGGGTACGCAACCAGGTCGCGAAGGCCCTCGGCGTCACCCCCGAAGCTGTGCGCCAGAAGTACGGCCCCGTCCACACCAGCAGCGCCACCAAGGAGAACTGAACGTGCGTAAGACCCTGACCGCCGCCGTCCTGACCGTCATCACCGCGGCCGCGCTCACTGCCTGCACCAGCAGCGACGCCAGCGACTCGAAGGGCGCCGCCTCACAGGGCGCCACGGTCTCCCCTGCCGCAGACGATTCGGCGCAGCTCACCGCCGAGACTGCGTTCGAGAAGATCGGCGCCACCGTCGGAACGGCGAAGCT